TCGTCAAGTTGGTTGAAAATTGGGAATCCACGGTATTTCGGGAAGGCAACCGGGTCTGGGTTGATTTTGTCCAAGACGACTGAAGCGCAGTTCGTGACGCCGGGGTCGCTTCCGGTAATCAGTTGGAAGCAACCCGAATGCGGAAGGATAATCTCCGGGTTGTAATCGTTCGAGGCACTGCTAATTTCCCCGATGACATGGAACTTGGGCCGGAAAACCTTGTAGAAAATGGCGTCCTCAGATGCGGTTGTCCACTTTCCGTAATAATACCGAGATAGCAAATCTTCACTGTGCGCGAAGTCCGCCATCAGTGAGGCTTTCTTCTCCGGAGAACACGCAAGGTTGTCGTCAATCGTGAACTCAATCAGCCGGAGCGCGTCCCGAAGCGGCTTCATGGTGGCAACGGGAACATCGGGAAAATTCTTCTCAAGAGCCGCATCGTCCATCTTTGGAAGCTCATACCAGAGCTTGTAAATCCAGCTTGCCGTGCCGTCCTCTGAAGGGTTCGTATCGCACAAAAGGAGATGATCTTCTTCCTTGAGATGAATCATGCGCAACGCCTGCTTGAGCGTGTCGAAAGTTTTACGCTTCAGGAATTTGCTCAACTCATTCACGAAGAACATTGAGTACCGCTTGCCCTTAAACCTTGCCTCAACTTCTTCTTCATTCTTCAATGATTCCAAGGTTATTTTCGTCTTGTTGCCCCACCTGTTGCTAACTTCGCACGCCGGTTTCTTGGTGACATTTTGAATGTATGGCTTCCTGATCCACTGCATTCCGAAATTGCCACCGATCCATTCCGGCAGGACAATTTCAGTCAAATCCGTCCACACGCCGGAGTCGATTCCGACAGATTGCGTGATTGTGAGAAGGCAGATGTTCCCCTTGTCGGTGTTCCAAGCGTGCTGTGGAATTGCGTTCAGAGCGCCAACTGTTTTCGATGCGTAGCGCGGGCCGGATGCGAGGATGAGATTTTTCTTGGAGGGCAAACACGCCTGCATTAACTCAATTTGCTTTGGGAAAAGCCCGGGGTTCCAATGTCCTTCGGCGTCAACTGGCATAATGCTGGTTCATGGGGTTGCTGGATTTCTGTTGCGACTTTATGACCGTCGCCTTACTGTCGCAACAGTAAGCCTATTCCAGCGAGGCTTTCAACGGAAATTATTTATGAATGCCATTGCCCAATCAAATCTCGGAACTCAATCACCCGCCGATGAAGCCGGTGCGTCTGACAATCGCCTGAGTCTTGATCCGTCCGATCCGCGCTGGAAAGACATCCTCGACAAATGGCAGGATGGCCAGAGCTACGAAGCGACCATAAAAATCAACCAAGTTTCGCCCGGCGAATACGAAGTTGAGGCGCTTCAATCAGAATCGGAAACCCCCGCCGAATCCGGCCCCGGAGATGAACAGGAAGCCGCCGCTCCCGCCGCCGGAAGCCCGGACGCCGCATCTTCTGCCATGTCTGGAATGATGTAACTGAACCCGCGTTATGGTTGATAAAAAAGTATTGGAGATGAGCGGCATCACTGCCGGTGATTACAAAAGGATTTTCACCGCCAGCAAACTGCCGAAGAAAACCGCCAAGTTGGTCGAAATCATTTCCAGCCGAATGCAGCAGGTTCGGCGAATGAACATTCGCGATTTTCGCATGTGGTGGGCAATTGACTTGGCCCACGAAGTTCCCTTCAAGCAAACCACCCCGACAATCATCGGCGAATTCCTGTCGCGCAAATGGACAACCGCCGACGACGCGTTGAAGGCGCTGGAATCTTGGGGACTCAGCGAAAAGGAACTGTTCATCAAGACAACCACGCCCGACGGAAAAGAGTGCAAGGTGTTAAATCCCCCGGTGTTCTATCAAATCCTCGTCCCGATTGTTAAGGCGTACTCCACCATCCGGCTTGCGAAAATCTTCAACGAACGTGACACGTCTCCGCTTTTCCCCTTCAACCCCTGCAAAAACACCATCGAAAACAGGGTGCTTTGCGATGTCGTCACTGACATTTCAAACACCATCGCCACCGCGCTTGGATACTCTGCGGAGTTGCGCGAGGCGATTCAGCAAATGTTGAAATATGGCATCTCCTTGTCGTTTCCACGGGAAGTCTGGTACAAGGAAAAACAGGATCACTGGGACGATGAAACCGAAAAAGCCAAGACCGTCACGACCAAAGAGGGATTGCGCCATGTGTTTCCGCACCCGAGCCGGATGGGTTACGACCTGAATTATTCGCTTTCAACCTTCAACACCAACAGCGGTTGTTCGTGGGCGCTCTACTGGCATGTCATGCCGTATGGCGATATTCTGGATGGCACCTATTGGAACCGGGAGAACATTTTCTTCGGAACCAACTGGATGAGCGGGCCGGATGCTCAAATGTATTTCCGCGAGGCGTTCCCTTGCACGATGGAATTTCCGTCATTCGACGAAGGCACCGGAAAGATGGATCGTGAAAACCGGGCCGCGTACTACACCGGCACCGCACACCGCGACAAGGCTGTTTTCGTCACGGAATTCTTTATGAATCTGATCCCGAGCAAGTGGGGGCTTGGGCGCTACGCAGATTCAAACCTGAAAGAACTGGACGCCACATACAACAAGCCGGTCTGGCATCGGTTCGTGATGGCGGGCGATGACACCGTGCTTTACTGCGAGCCGATTGCTTACGTCCCGAATTGGTTCATGGGCTACGATTACGATCCGCAAATGGGCCGCACGTCGTCACTCTCTCTGGAATTGATTCCGTGGCAGGATCAAGTTGGAAACCAGCTTTCACAATTGATTTTGACGTGCAAGCAGAACATGGCAAACGTCACGTTCTTCGACAAAAATATCATTGACCCAACCGCAATTGATAAGCTCGAAAAATCCGGCAACAGTCGTTACACCGGAATGAATTTCATCCCGATTGATTCGATGCGGATGCAGCGCCAAGGGTTATCAGCGGATAAGGCTTTGTTCCCAATGAGCCTTGAAAAACAGCAGATTCAGGAGCAATTCCAGATGTTAAACACGACGTTGAACATCATGGAGCGCGTCCTTCAAATCACTGCGCAGGAGGCCGGTTCAGCCGCGTCACACCAGCAAAGCAAAGCGGAGATTGTTCAAACCGGCGGAGCGAGCAGCAACCGACTTGCGTTCACATCTTCTTTTGTGGACGACGCCATTGACGCATGGAAGCGCCAGATTTTTGAGTCCTATCAGGCTTACGGCGACGGCAGCATCACCGCCGAAATCGCTCACCCCACGATGAGTCAGGACGAGTTTGCGAAAGTTCTGGCCAAGCTTGGACTCGAAGTTCAAAGCACTGTCATCGGCGACAAGAAGGTCATCGTAACTGGGAAAAAGAAATCCCTGAACGCCCTTCGACTTGAATCTTTCGCCCGGTCAAATGAAGGCCCGCAATCACTCAAGAACCCGGAGCTTGCGCAGCAAATCTCTCTGGCTGTGGCAGCAATTTCAGCGAGCCCGTTGCTGTCTCAGGCGGTTGGTGCAAAGACCATCCTGAAGCTCATGGAAAGCGTTGTCGAAATCGGCAGCGGAATCCGTGGCACCACGTTCCAAGCCCAAGACCAGAACGCCACCGGAATCCCGCAGGACATCATTGACGCGATCCAGAAGGCGCAACAAGCCACACTTCAAGCTGTCGAGCAAAAGATTGCCATCCCGCTCGCCCAAGCGAACGCGGCAGAGGACAAGGAGATTGAACAACTCAAGCAGACGGTTGCGCAGCTTGAGGGCATCTACAAAATTGCCGAAGCGTCGCAGCAAAAAACCGTCATCAAGCAGCAGGAGGCACAGGCAAGCATTGAGCTTTCCGCCCAGAAAGCCGCCGAAGAAGAAAAGCGCAAGAACTCCGCCGCCGCCGCCGAACGGCTCCGAAAGGATCAGCTTGCCCAAGCGGAAATCGTCCGCCAAAACGAGCTTACCCGGGCCGAATTGCAACGCACCAACGAGGCGCACCGGCTGGAATTGCAGCAGCAGGCCGAAGCTTCCCATCTTCAGAATCAAATCGCAGCCCACGAATCCGTAGCGAAAACAGAAATCGCCAAAACCGCCGCCGCCAACAAGCCGAAGCCTGCCAAGAAAGCGTAAATCGCCAACTTTGGCGGGGCTACAAAAATCAATCTCAGGATTTTGCTTGCACGCACGCATGTTTATAGCGTAGTTGTTAAATTGATTACGCGAAAAATGATAACCGCAACACAAGTTCCGATTCCAGAAGTCAGAAATAACGCAATAAAGGCGTGGTT